CCTATACCTTTCAAATCTTCTTGTAAAAATAACCCATACGCTTTCTTAGCTGTTTCTAATATCTGGAGTTTATTATTAATATCGTCTTTATGTGATTTAGCTATCACGTCATTATTCCTCTGTTCTTCAGTATAAATAAGAACTATTGAATCTTGTAAAATTTGCTCAAATTCTTCTGTGATAGGGAGAGGTTTAATATTGTATGTTCCGTCTGTTTTAATTTCTATAGATGAAAATCCTTTAGCAAACGGCCATATTTGATCCTGAATTCCTCCACTTTCTTTTAATATTTCTCTTTCAATTTTAATAGCCGCGTCAATGATTTCTTTTTTATTTATTTCTTGATTCTTTATCTTTTTAATTAGATAAGACATTGCTACACAATATGAAGATGATCCTCCTAATCCTGTTCTAGAAGGTATATCAGATGTAGAGGACATCTCAATAGGTTTGTCTATATTAAAATATTTTAGAGTTTCTCTAATTAAAGGATTTTTAAAATCATTTATTGAATCTACTAATTCATACTTAGAGTAAGTACATAAATATTGTTTTGATAGTATTTCAGGTCGATATCGCATTGATATATAACAATACTTATTAATAGGTGTTCCTATTAAAAATGATCCATATTGACTGTAAAATTCTTTATAATCTGTAGATCCTCCAAATAAAGACATTCTATAAGGTGCTTTAACTATAATCATATTTTTAATTTTATTTTTCTCCATAATAATCACCCCATTCAACTAATATAGTTGGTCTATTATCTGTTCTTTCATAAGCGTATTTAAAAGCATCAAATATTTGATGAGGTTCATCTAATCTAATTATATCAATAAAATCACACATAGCTTTAAATCCTCCAGTGAAATCAGCTATATGCTGATGTTGAGGATGCAATGGGCGTTGTGATCCAATAGAAGTTCTAATTATTACTTTAGGGACATACCCTCCACCAGACATAATCTTTATTTTATCTAAATGATTAACTACTTGATTTGCAGCTAATAATAAAAAATTCCATCGGGGATAGATTGAGATAGGTACTGTACCATTTAAAGCCATACCTAAAGTTATACCCATTTGCATATCTTCATTTACTGGCATTTCAAGGAGTTTATTTTTGTTAACATCCTTAAGTGTGTTAGTAATAGCAGTACCTGCGTATTCTACAGCTTGGCCCAAAAATAATGTATCAGGTTTTTCATTAAGCCAATCCATGGCTTTTTTTAGTTCATCAAAGTATTTCATAATTAAAATTGTATTCGTTTACCAGCTCCAGCATGTGGATATTTAGTTTCGTATTTATAATAAATAATTTTCTTATTCTCATCAGAGAAATAAAGTTTATCAGTATTCCAAACCTTATAAGTCTCAGTGCAAACAGATTTACCATTATCTTCAATCACATAAGTAATAGGTAAATCATGATTAACAGCATATTTCCAGTTTTCAAAAAATGTACCTGTTTCAGAAGCCATGTCTCCTGCAAAACACCAGACATGATTGGTACCACCTTTACGTTTAATATCTAAAGCTACTCCTGTAGCTATAGGAATATTACCTGTGACTATAGCTGATGAATAAATTTTATAATTAGGATAACATAATGTTATTGATTTTCCTTCCAAAATATCTTGTTTAATTTGTTCTGGTGGGACTCCTTTAAGTAGGCATTGATAATGAGATCTCCAAGTACAAAATACCCAATCATCATTTTTAACATTATCAAATATATTAATCATTTGTTCCTCATTTCCATAATATAAATGGACAGGAGCTTTAATCATAGCATTATTAAAACATTCTGCTATATCATCTTCAAAATCTATTAATTGTTTGGAGGTATATTTTATCATATTTTTAATTTTTATATTATCCATTGTTTCCAATTATCTAATGTATATTTTTCTTTATAAAGAGTTTTAGTATTATTACTTAAATAATTTAAATAATCAGGATTAGAAATTAAATATTCTAGATAATAATATAATTGAGATATAACATGTTGGTCTAATTTAGAATTATCATATAATAATGAATAATTTTCTCGACACCCTAAATTATCATCATGCCATGAAAGATTTTCAAATTTATCTAGTATCAATCCATTATATTCATGTTTTACAAATTCATTTATTCCCCATCCATTTGTAGTAATAATTGGTAATCCATAAGAAATTGCTTTTAATAAAGAATGAGAATGTACTCTTATAGAAGGTAAAACAACTATATCTGCTTTTTGATATAAAGTATCAATTTCTTGATCAAACATTTTGTTGTTATATATTTCAATCTTATCAGAATTTAATTTATTTATATTTTCTTGAAAATTATCTGGAAGTGAAGTTCTTAAAATTAATTTAATATTAGAATATTTTTGTGATAAATTTATAAAAGTATTTAATAAAAAATGTCCTCCTCTAAGGTAAAAAGACTTACCCCAATCAGACCATGAATTTGTGAATAAAATTGTAAAGGGATCATTTTCTTTTTTTATAGTATTATTTGTATTATCTTCAATTCCTGGAAGGAGATAGTGAATTTTATTTTCTATAATTGAACTTTGTAGTAATTTTGGTAAAGCCTGAGCCATTTGATTAATGTGGCATATAATTTTTTTACATCTTGGGTCTTCTAAAGTATATTTAATATATTCTTTTTCCCAATAGTTTGTATAATCTTTATTATAAGTATTTCCATTATCCATATTATAAAATAAAGCACATTGATCTTCAAAATTAAAAATATATTCTATATTAGAATTTTGATCAACTAATGGTAATCCAGGATGTATAAAATATTGTTCTCCTTCTATTAAATCTTTTTTTCCAATATAAAAAGGATGATGATACGTGGGAGTAAAACTAGTTATAAGAGAATTATACTTAATATAACTTGAAAATAAAGGATGTTCTTTACCTAAAAAAATCATAACTTATTTTATTATTTTTCTTTTTAATTTTATTTTTAACATTTCTAATATATTATCAACAGCAATCTGTCCAAATTTATTTTTAATTTTTTCTAAAAATAAAGGATAAGAATGATATTCATCAAAAGCTTTATCTCTAAATTCTAATATTTCAGCAGCAGTTAAAGTTTCAGTTGGTAATGGAAGTGTTTCATAACCATGAAATGAATAACCTTTATAAGTATCAGGTAATTGAATTCCATTTATAATAGCATTTTTATATAATTGGCTGCCAGGTAAAGCCATCGCCGCGTACGCATTCCATCCAAATGTACATAATTCTTTTGAGAAATTTAAAGTTTTTTGCATTGATTCTTTAGTATCACCTGGGAGGCCAAAAATATAATTTGCCATTACTTCAATATCAGTGTCATGTACTTGTTGGATGACTTGAGAAATATCGACATCCTCAAATTTACCTTTAGATACTTCTAAACGAACTGTTTTATCAGCACTTTCAATCCCAAGTGCCAACCACTTGATACCTGCTTCTCTAATTAATGAAAGTAATTCAGGGCGACGAACTGTATCTACTCTTGAATAAGCCCACATTCTAAGAAATTTACCATATCCTCTATCTCTTAGCATTTCACAAAGAGGAACATAATATTTTCTGTTTAATAGAAACATCTCATCTGTGATCTTAATTGTGTGAACTCCTAATTCAACTAATTTATCAAATTCTTTGATTATAAATTCAGGAGACCAATAACGCATATTACTATAATTACCTGCTACTCCAATTTCTTCTTCATCATTTCTATTCAAAATATTAATCATACAAAATTCACATCCAAATTGACATCCTAAAGATGTTTGAATAGCCGCATAAGGAGATCTTTTATTCTGATCATACTCAGCATGCCACATTGGTGCTCTATATAAATCAAGAGGTTTTTCTTTCATTGGAAGTAAATCCCAAGCATATCCAGGTAAGTCAATATCCATTCTATCATTAGGTACTACTTTTTCAGATAGATTCATTTTTGGAACTCCATCTTTTCTCCAAGCAATCCCTTTAATATGGTCTAAGTTATTAACATCAATTATTTCTTCAGCTAATATGTTTCTTAACGCATACACACCTTCATTTGTGAATAAGAAATCAATTGATGATTCTTCTTTTAAAGCTTTAATAGGAACAGCTTGTACATATGAGCCAATATAACTAATAGGAATATTTACACCTATATCTTTAAGATAATTAGATAAGTAAACAGCTCCACTCATATTTACTGTACCTGAATTTACATTTTGTCCATAAACCACAAAACATATTAGACGAGGATTAATATTTTTAATTCTTTTAGCTATTTCTTCTTTACTTAATTGCTCAGCATTAGCATCTATAAGAGCAACAGTATGACCTATTGATCTACAAGATTGAGCAAGTAATAAAGCCCAAGTAGGTGGTTCAATAGCAGCATAATCATTTGCTAATTCTTGATAAATACCAATAGCATTTCCCGGTGATATAAATAATACATCTATCATAAGTTTGTAAAATCTTTATTTTTAAATTTATTTATTAATTGATATCCTTTAATTAATTCTTGGATTCCATCTTCTAATGAAAATATAGGTAACCAACCCTGAGATTCCAATTTTTCATTGGAAACTCTATAATTTCTTTGATCAAAGTCTTGTTTAAAATTATTTTCAACAATAACTAAATCAGGAACATATTTTTGAATGGTTTGGGCTAATTCTAATTTAGTACAATTAGCAGAAGTTAACCCCACATTAAACGCATTGTTATTACATTTTTCATAATTTTCAATCATGAATAGAAATGTATTAGCAATATCCCTAACATGAATATAGTTACGAATAAAATGAGATTCAAATAATACTAAATAGCCATCTGTTATTGCTTTATAAACAAAATCATTAACTAATAAATCCATTCTCATTCTATATGACATTCCGAATACAGTTGCTAAACGTAAGGCAATTCCATTTCCTGAGTCCAGTATTGCCTTTTCTGCATTACATTTTGTTTCAGCATATAATGATAATGGTTTAAATGGTGAGTCCTCAGTAATAATTTCAGTTGATGAACCATATTGGCTGTTAGTGTTTGGTATCAATACCATTTGATTTTTAGTAACCCATCTAGTAATATTTTTTACTTGCTCATAATTAACCTTAACAGTTAGTTCAGGTTGAGCCTTGCATGCTGGCATACCAACAATTGCCGCTAATGGAATAATAATATCATGTTTTTCAACTAATGATTTAAGTAAAGATTCATTAGTTACATCTCCTAAAATAAAATTAAAATTAGGATGATAAGAAAAAGGAGCTACTGATGTTTGTTTATAAATAAGATTATCTAAAACTGTTACTTGGTATCCTTTATTTAATAATACCTCTGTTAAAACTGAGCCGATATAACCTGCTCCTCCGGTGATTAGTACTTTCATAAAAACTTTATTTAATTAAAACTAACATTCTAACGTCTCCATACAACCCAGTGTATTTATATTTATGTTGAACACTTATAAATGTGATATCAGAATAATATTTTTTAAAAGGTTCAATAGCTATTGCGAATTCTTCTTCTACATAATCCCCATGTCCTCTACCATCTTTATTTTTTATGATAGGGAATATATCTTCAATAATTAACATCCCACCACGGTTGAGATAAGGATGTATTGTTTCTATAACATTCATTTGTGTTTCAAATAGATGACAACTATCCTCAATAATTATATCAAATTCTCCTTTAGCTTCGTCCATTGCTTTATTAATAGAATCTTTCTCATACACATTTATATAGTGGTAAAAAACATTAGAGAGATTTTCAGATTGAGCACTTTTTATAAAAGGTATAACCCATTCAAAACCATGAATTTCTGCTTTAGAAAACCATTCTCTCCATCCTCTTATTGAATGGTTATAGTGAACTCCTATTTCTCCAAATTTTATATTTTTATGTCTAAGAGATTGAAATAAAAAATTATATACTCCTGTATACCCATGAGCATATTCACAAGGTTTATCTACAATATTATCAACTATACTTAAGGCACCATGAGAATTTTTATCATCACGACTAAGAAGTGGACTCACTAAAGGAGACTTATCAGTTCTATGAGAAGCCATTATATGACATAACTCAGTTATAGACTCAGTAGTTTCTATGGTTAATTTATTAATGGGTAACATATATAACTTTTTTATTTTATAACTAATATTTTATATAAATATATGAAAGAATTATTATAATTCCAAATTTTATCACAAATCATTTAATTTAATTATTTCTTTAAAAAAAGAGTCTAACTTATTAATAAATGAGTCTTGTAGAGCTGTTTCATAATTAAAATCAATATAAGATTTCATTTCATAATATTTTTCTGGAGTTAAATTATTAACTATATTTAAAAGTTCTTCTACTGAATTGAAAATTAATATTCCTCTTGAGTCATAAAAATCTCCTATGTTAGGACATCCCCAATATATAGGGACAGTCTTGGTACAAAATGTTTCTCCAATCTTTTCAGTATACCAATTATTAGCTTTAATATTTTCTACACAAACATGAAACATAGGATTTTCAAAACAAACTCTTTTGCCAAATACTTGAGGACTTGATTGTAAATACGCTGGTATATGAGATAAATCTTTAGAATAATTTCCATACCCTGGTCTAACATTATTAATTGAGTCAAAATCCTCTAGAGTATGGTACCATTTGTGAGGTATAGAAATTTTATTTTTAAGTGTATATATTTTATTTCTAAATTTATGACCTTCAGATATTGTTTTAACTCCACTTAGAAAACTAATTTCAAATATTTTTTCTTTGGTTTTAAATACATTATAATATTCAATTGAGTCTTGTTGATAATTACAAGTAAATAGCATTGAGTTAGGACAATTTTTTAAGAGAGTTTCATTCCAAGTTAAAATACAATCAAATAAATGATAATTCTGAAGAATCCAATCATGCATTCCAAAAAATTCATTTGGTTCATGAATCATGATAATATTATAAGGATTAATATTTAATTCACTTATATTTTGAGGTATGTAATCATAAAAAAAAGTAATAGGTTTATCTTTATACTTTTTTAAAATCCTAAAATATGGATCTTCAACTGAGCGGAAATTTGTAAAAAGTTTAAACATTATAAAGTATTTAAAAAACTATTGACTGATGGAGAAAAGTTATCTTGAGCAATTTTTATAAATTCTTCTTTTCGATTTATATTATCTAAATAATTTTCATAATGGTTATATCTAAATTTATTATTTTCAATAATGACTTCATTAACTATAATATATTGAGAAGCATTAAATCCTTTTTGTTTTCCATATTCACAACAAGCCATAATAAAAGTATCATCCATATAATATGAACCCATTTTATCTGGGATTGGGATTTTTTTAATTAGATTATTAGACAATAAAGTGGCCCATCCACTAGCAAATTTAAAAGTATCTATTTTTTTTAAACTTGTTTCTCCTTTTAATCCTGATGTTAGGTATGGATCTCTATTAAAATAATTTTTATGAGAAGCTTCTTCCATTATGGAATCTTGGTTTGTGATTATGTCCCAAGTGGTATCCCATACTCTAGTAGTTTCAGGAGTAATTATAAAATACTTTTCAGTATCCTTAATTAACTTGTAACTTTCTACCATATTGTAAAGTAAAGTATCACTAAAAACTATATCTACATCTAACCATAAAAAAGCATCAGGAGTATATATTTTTCCAGCCAGTCTATGAGAATCAGTACATCCAACTACTTCATGATTTTCACTAATCCAAAAATTAGTTTCTGCCCAACTTCTAGTTAATGATTCTAATCTAAATAATTTTTTAGAAAAAAAGTTTTTATCTAATTTACTTTTATTCCAGTTTGTTAAATTATAATTTAAAACTACTTCAACTAAAAATTTTTCATCTTTTACATATTTACTATTTCTTTTTAATTGAATAAGAGTTTGCTCTAATTGATCTATCTCTTGAGGTAAGATATGAATTAATATGTTAATCATAAAATAATTCTAATAATTTAATAGTTTCTAAACTTAATAAATGATTATATTTAAAATCTATTTTGTCAGAAAAACAAGCATTTATAGATTCTTTTAAAGGATCATTTTTTGGAATAGATAAATCTATAATTTGATGTTCTGTTTTTATAAATTTAATTTTTTCTTTATTCCATTCTCTATTATAATTTATTTTAACTTTTATATCTTTATAATCAAAAATCACCTTTAATTTATTATTTGTTTTTTCTTTATACTGTATATTTTTTATTTTATATATTCCAACTAATGAAATTAATAAATAAAGATCATGATATAACAAATCACTTAATAAATCATTTTTATAAGGTCCTTGTTTTAACCAAGTAAATTCAATTTGATTAAACGGAATAATATTAATATTTTTTATTTCATTTCTAAACAAAAATATGTTATCAACATATAATTTAACATTTTTTAATTTAGTTAATTCAATTAATTCAAGAGAAGAATTATAATCTAAAGTTAGAGGTTTTTCACAAAAAACATTTTTATTTTTTAAAATATATTCTTTAACTAAATCATAATGAGTATTTGGAGGAGTAGCTATAAACATCCAATCAACACTATCAAATGGAGGAGATAAAATATTATTCTCTAATTTAGAATCTATTATTTTGCCCCAATAACCATATCCTATTAATCCTGTTTTCATACAATTATATTATTATTAAAATCTCCATTAATTAGTCCTTGTTTTATTTGTTTAGCTATTTTAACACAAGTACTTATTTTTCCTGAGAATATAGTTATAAATTTTGGGTTTTCAGAATATGTAATAACTTTAGAGGGTCTAGCATCATCTGAGTTAATGGGAATTGCTCTAATTGTTCTCCAATAATCAATAAATTCTATATTTTTGATAAAAGGAAAATACCTAGTGGAGTCTTCTTTAATCATTTTAAGATTAAAAGATATATCCTTTAGTGGTTCAATTATATCTTCTTCTGTTTCTTTTAATATTGAGTATTTTGCATGATAAAGAAGAAAATGGTTGGATATATTTCCTTTAGGCATTATACTACAAAAAGGTCCATCCATAATTGTTAATCCAATTTTAGAATGATTATATTTAAAAATAGGAACTATAACATCTTGTAATTTAAATTTTAAAGATGGTACTCCAACTAATTTATTAACATTGTTTATTCCTGAGTAGGTACAGTTGATTATAAAATCATATTTGAGATGTTTTTTAGAAAATTGGGTATTTAATATTAATTTAATATTAGAATTTTTTAATTCTTTTTTAACTAATTTTTTAAGAATTTCCCAATCAAATATAGGCTCTTCAACTTTATATGAATTTTCTAACAGTTCAGAATTTATAATATCAGAAGAAGGATATTCAGAATAATAACTAATCCCTATTTGATCACAAAAATTTTCATATTCATCAGCAGTAATATTACTTTGATTAAGAGCTATAGCATAATAATTAGGAAAATTAGTTATAACTGCTTTTTTATATTTTATTAAAAATGATAATAAACCATCCAAACTTTGTGAAGCTGTTTCTACACTTCTAGGATAATGATATCCATAATGAATTCTATTATGATTGCATTTAGAAGCATTATTCATTATATCTGAGTTTTGCTCTATTATCGTAACATTGTATTCTGCTTTAGATAATTCTAAAGCAATAGAGCATCCAAATAATCCTCCTCCTATAACTAAAATATTCATTAATTTAAGCTTTTTTTCTATTAATGATAATCATAACGTATTATAATAATTGTTTTGTTTTTCTTGACGTTCAATTGTCTTGGGATGATATAAACACCAATATTCTTCATCTGGTAAGTAAGCATACGATCTAGTATTAATTACTCTCTCATGAACTTTATTTGCCCACATGATTTCTCCATTTCTACGATACACTCTAGACTGGTAATCAGGAAAATTAATCCATTCTCTATCATTAATTTGCCAACCCCACTTATTAATATGTTCTTGAGTTATACCCTCAACAGTATTAATTCTTGGTACTATGAACATATCCACTGTTGGGTTTTGTTCTAACACATCATGTATATTTGAAATCAAATATTCATTTGGATATTCATCTGCGTCAATATTAAAAATATAGTCTCCGGAACATAAACGTGTTAGAGTATTTTTCCAGTCGGCAAAGTGGTTTTCAAATGGTTTTGACACCCAAACAAAATGATGAGGATAAGCTATAGACATAGAGCGTAAATATTCTTCTACATCTAAGGTTCCGTTTTTAGAGTCATACAGAATGACTATTTCATCCTCTTCTCTTTTAGATTTTATTAGTAGTGGTAATAGTCTTTTTATTTCAAAAAACTCATTACATACTGTAACTGCGTATGAAATCTTCATATTAATAGTAAGAAATTAGACTACCGTCTTTATTTAATAATTTAACCAAACTAAATTTAACATCATAATATTCCCGTATTGTGTTTACAGCACCAGCAATTCCTAAAAGACTAATATACTGGTTAAATAATGCTTGGAATTCATTGATGTTAAATTTGAATGATTCATTGGTGTTGAATTCATTATAGTATTCATAGAAAATATTAAGATCAAAATTTCCTGTTTTAACCATTTCAATATATTGTTCTCGATTCATATATTCTTATTATACTATAAGTATAGTATTCTTATTTTATGCTTCCAAATCTTCTTGTGGAAGAACTCCGATGTAAGATAACCCATCCATATAGTCATGTTCATCAAAATGTTGAATTGTATCCATATCCATTCTGAATTTATAATACTCACCTGGTTTGGACTTGATTGGATATTTTTCTTTTTCTTCTTCTAGCACAGGTACTGCTTTTACAGCTGACCATTTCCATAACTCGGATGATGTACCGTTGGCGAATACCATACCTTGGTCAGGGATGTTAATGGATGAGGGCATCCATATTTTACCTTCTTCATCAGTGTGAAATAAGTCCTTGTACAGTTCAGGTAAAATTTCTTTTTGTTCTTCTAAAAATGCTTCACCCTCTTTCATGAGTGTGTTTGTAGTAAAACCACATCCTAAGCAGTGGTACGATTTTATATTTTTATATGGTTCAGTTTCCATACATGCGTCTGAACCACATCTTTTGCATATTACTAAATTTTCCATTTTATTCTACTTTTTTAAGTTTTGGTAACTCGATTTTCTTAAGTTGAGGTAATTTAAGTTGGATTTGTTTAGGAAATTCTGGAATATATTGTGTGAATACACTATCAATTTTTTCTTTCATCTTATCCCAACTGAACTCCATCTTACTCTTGTATGCTTGGCGTTTACCACCATCTATATAATCTTTGTAATTCTCAAACATATCTTTAATATAATGACCTACTTGACCTTGATCTACTGAGAACCATGAACTTTCTTTGAGTAAGAATTGGTTAGCCGCACTTGGATGGACTTGAGTAAGTTGACCTGGTAACATGGTTGTGAATTCAGGATTTAAGAAATCTGTATGTTAGCCGCACTTGGATGGACTTGAGTAAGTTGACCTGGTAACATGGTTGTGAATTCAGGATTTAAGAAATCTGTATGCCCACTCCAGTTAGTTGTTAAAATTGGTTTTTTAGATAAACTGAATTCAAGCAATGGTCTACCAAATCCTTCACCTTTAGTTAAATTAACCATCGCTTTTACTTTTGGATGGTTATATAACTCATTCATTTCAGAATCTGAGAACTCACCATGTAAAAGATAAATGTTAGGTAAATCTTTTGAGTTAACTGTTTTTCTAATCATCTTGATACGTTTGAGAATTTCTTCTCTATCAACATATGATGATCCCGCCATAGATGTTTTCAAGATAAGTGCAGGACGTTTTTTCTTGTTTTTAAACAACTCATAAAACGCCTTAACAAGTAAGCCTACGTTCTTGCGATCCTCACCTAAATCACCGTTTATCCAATGTCCTACGAACAGGTAAGCAAAATCTTCTTTAATTGAGTCAAGATTAATATTCTTGACTTGGTTTCGCTCTATTACTTTGTAAATATCTAAATCAGCACCTTCAAACAATACCTCAATTGGTTTTTGCAATTGGACTGTACCTTCTAACTGTTGTGTTTGTTGGTTACGTCTTTCAAATTTACTTTCCTCAAATACCTTTTTAGAGTGGTTTGAAGATACCAAAGTCAAATTCATTCGGTTAACACCTTCAATCCAGTCAGGAGCACAAATTGTTGTCTCAATACCTGCTGTGACACCAATGTTATATTTTCCTACAGCTTGAAACTCATTTGGAACTGTAATTTGCATCCATATTTCAGGTTGTTTTGGAAGTTGAGGCATTCCTAACTCATATTTTTTAAGAAAGGTCCATTCTGGATTTGCTTCACAGAATCCCCAAGGTGTGGAACCCCATCTTTGAGGTATGAGTTTGACATCATATTTGTCTAACTGGATAATTGCTTTAATAATATCTCGGCTTCTAGCTCCATATCCAGAATACGTATCCCACGGTGCTGATATTATAAATAACGGTTTCATATTTTATTTTTTGGTAATATAATTAATTTTCTTTGTGTTTCCAAATATAGCCATAAGCTGTTTTTTGAACTCCTCTGATACACCCACCAACAAAACCATAATCAGGATGCTGTGTTATAGCAGTAAGACTTTCCCAATCTTTAACCCATGTTCCATCAAGAGTATATTGAGATATTATTTTAGTTCTCCAAGGCATTTTTCTACCTTTTAATGAATTACTAATTTTACCTCCCCAAGTTATTTTTCTTCCAAAATTTGTTTCACTAATTTTTTGTTTAGTTTCATTAGAAACAATTTTTCCTTTCATTGATTTAGATTTTTTTTCTCGTGTTTCTTGGGATTGTTTTTTACCTATCAACATTTGAGAATATTCAGATTTTAATCTTTCATATACTCTTGAACCTATGACATATGTTTTTTCTTTAATTTTTTGTTTTCCTATAGCCATTAAAAATAAAGCGTGTTTAAGTTTATTTTCATTAGGATATATTTCACAAAGAAGCATATGACATAAAAAATGTTCTCGAGCAGTTAATTCTACAAGATTATTTTCACTATTATCACCTCCTAAACATTTAGGTATAATATGATGTTTTTCTTTATAACCTTCTAGCATTCGATTTTTGGCTCGTTCTATTATTTGGTTGTATATTTTTTGATAATCCATTTGACACTAATTTTATTATAAATATATGTGAGTGTCAAAAGATTTATTTTTAATATACTAATTTGTGGTTTACAACGTTTTCTTCTACTTCATTACAATTTATTAGTTCATATTTTTCTCTTGGTTCCCAAGTATTAAACAGGGTATCAAATGCTTCCATAACTCGTTTACCTTGTTCTTCACCTGTAAATCCAGCTTCTTCTCCAATGGCCCATTCTCTACCTTTTAATCCTCTAGCTCTTAACTCATCTCTACCTAAATTATAGGCATTCATGATTTGAGCAGCTGCGTCTTCAGCTGTGCATCTATCATCCCAAATGTAAGGAGTAACAGGTGAACCAACAATTGAGCGATTAGTTGGAAATACCGGAAATGCCCACTCACCACATTCTTTTATAGTACCATTATGGTTTGAGGGGAAATCAGCGTCAAAATCAACCCACTTATTATCTTTTGAAAAACGCATTTGGTCTTGCATTCCACCTGTTACATTAGCGATAATAGGTCTTCCAGCTAATATAGCCTCAGTTAAACTCAATCCCCATCCTTCATTTGATGTAAGTAGGATTTGTACGTCAGTACAATTATACAGTAAATTCATTTCTTGAGTACTATATCGGTTGGTTGAGAAAAACACATTGTACTGGTCGCCGGTAAGGAATAATTCTCTAACAGCTTCTAAATCTGTACCATGTTCACTTATAATTTCAGTATGTAAAACAAAAGCACATTTTTTAGCTTTCTCAGGTGTTAGTTGGTCTATAAACAATCTATAAGCCAACATAGCATCTGGAATTTGTTTACGTCTAATATTTCTGGAGTTGAAGAATAAGACAAAGTCAAATTCCTTATTTCCAAATAAATTTTTCTTAAACTGAACTAGAGCTGGATCATTCTTGTCTAATGGTTTCATAATCTCATGATTCAAACCATGAGGAACATATCTTACAATTCGACTCTCAGCTTTATCACCTAAAACTAGTTTATTGATATTAACGGTTTGTTTTGAAATACCCATTAATAAATCGCAGGCCTCATAAAACGCTCTGTTATATAATGGTGCTGGGTAATCATCCCAAATGTTTAAATACGCGATTGGTATTTTTCTTCTTATCTCATTCTCAATTTGGAATATATGAATGAAATAACGTGGGTCAGTGATTAACATTAACGCATCTGGTTTTTCCATTTCAATCAACTGACGAATTAATTCTTGACTACCATATCCACTTACTGGATATAATGTAACGCTTGAGTCTGTTAAACCAGTTGTACTATTGGTGTCTTGAGATAGGTCAAAACGTTTACCTTCATCTGGATGTTGAATTGAACCTCCAATTGTAACCCAATTAAAATGTTGTGCTGTGTGTAAGACAATTTCTCTACCCACAGTTGCTACTCCACTATGTACACGAATGTCATCTGTGATTAGCATGATTTTTTTCCTCTTCTCAGGAGGCAAATACGAAAACTTTGAATTCATATAACTAGTTTAATTTAATGTTTATTTTTCTTCTTGTTTAATATCAATGTTAGTGTGATTGTGAATTTGTTTTCTAAACTCAGGGTCAGTTACATATAAATGCATTGCCCTGTCAGATAATTTTTGAAAGGAGAATTTATACTTAACGCATGAAATCCTAAATTCATCCCATATTACCTCATTAACCTTAACACTGGTTAGTACTTGTGATTCTTTCATAGATTTATTTTTATATTGTTGTATATAAATATATGCGAATCTATCAAGATACACCTTTATCGCAAAATTCTTTTTTATTAAATGGACAATATAAACAATTATCTCTAGACGGACGAGCGGCAAAAGATTCATCACGGTATTTACCATTCTCATCAAATACCTCCTCAATAAACTCAGTAACAGCCTTTGTGGCTTTACCTAACTTAATTTTTCCACTTGCTGGAGAGAATAACTGAATACGTTTTTGACCATATTCTGCTCCTTCCCATACTTTTCTTCTAGTAATAAAGAACTCAATCTCAATATTATCTATTGGGATATTGTATATTTGGCTGAAGTATTGTTTGTATAGGATAAGTTGGAATTGTTTTGTCTCATCTTTTTTAGCCTTGTCATTCCATCCTCTAGTACTTGTTTTAATGTCTATAATCTTAATCGTGTTAGTAAGTTCATTATACAATACTAAGTCTAGATAACCCTTATAAATAATGTTTTTACGTTGGGGATGAGGAGCAAGATTAATTGGCACCTCACATCCTACCAGGTGCCAATTTTTCTTACTAAAATATCCTGACTTCTTTTTCTTGAAGAACTTTAAAATCTCTAAACCATCCTCATAAAATTCTCTCAACTCAATTGGGTCACTAAAGTGTACTTTTTTATTCGCCTCATATTCTTTTCTATACACTTCACCTAATCTATCTTGAAGGTAAGCTTCTATATCAATTCGGTCAGCTTCAGCTCCACTCACTTCATAAAACACAGTAAGGTAATGCTGTAATGTTTCATGTAATGCGGTACCAAAAACAGCATGTATAGATGGTTCTGAAATGTAATTTCCTTCCTTGTATTGTAGAGACCATTTTTTAGGGCAAGAACGAAACATAGACATTTGACTATAAGATATAGTTTTCATATAACTATAATCCATCTCAGGAAATGTATGTTTCTGTATTTCCTTTACTAGTTTAGGTATTTTCTTCTTCTTACTCAAGATATTATTTTTTCCACTTGTTTCTTAAAACCATCATCGCTATTATACCATAATTGGCGATGTCAATAAAACTATCAGTCATTGACTCACCTTGAACAAAGTTATGTCCATCACGTTTAATTAAATTTTTCAAGCGGTTGATTTTGTCATTACAGCGTAACCAAATACCCATAATAGACAACTTAACATCTTCTTTGTCCTCTAAGGTAGAACCTAAAGAAATATTATTAATACCATAGTCAAGCATTTTACTGGCAAATAAAGCGTATTGTTCACTTTGGATACGTTTAAATTCTTCTGCTAATTCTGGGTATTCTTTTTCAAATACTTCTATAGTGGTAGATGTGGTTTTGGTAGGGCCTGGAGATATTGTATCCCAACGTTTTGGGAAGGGTGGGTATAGCTCACTATTTTTTGTCATAATTTTAATCCTTTTAATAATTTTTTCTGTTCTTTTTCATCAACACCATGTCTATTTAATATGTCTATGATGCCCTCTTCACCTAAAATATAGGTATACTCTTCGGCTTCTCCAAGTGAGATTGTATATTCTTTAGAAATATATAGTAAGAGATCATCTGAAGTACGTTCCTTAGATGACTTGATATACTTTGACCAAACACTCTTCTTAGGTATCATATCACAATAAATTCTATATACTTTTTCTTTTTCATTATGTGGGATAATTTGTACATAATTAACTATATCAATGTATTCCCTAACCATTGATAGCAGACGATGGATTAAATAAACATTAAATGAAGCTCTATCATCTTCACTGAACGAGCTCCATTTACGTTTATTTGCTGTGATTTCCTTTATCCAGTCAAATATTACCATATTAGTCTTTGGATTCAAATTCTTCTCTTAATTCTTTAGGCAACAACTCAGCTAAAATATCTCCAGTCTGAATGTCATAGAATACAGGAATGGGCACAATAGCGTCTTCGGGAGTGCCTGCCACGAATTTAGAGATTTTCTTTAAAATAACACCTTCGGCAAATACACAATTTCCTTCAGGTGAATATACTGTCTGTGCTGATTTTAAGTCAATGTTCAGCTTCATTTTGTTTTGATTTTCCATTTAATTTATTTATTATTTAATATATATTTTTTCAGGTAGGTATCCAAATACAAATTTAGTTACATCACATAACCATAATTGTAAATTATACTCTACCCCGTTATAGTATTTCATTATATATAATGCTCCTCCTATACTAGGTGTATCTTCTATTTTTTCTAGAACATCACAACTATTAAAGAACTCTAAAGAAATAGTTAATATTACATTATTTTCTCCTTGTGAAATTATATCTAACATAGTATCCGCACCTTCAATCATTTCCAAGTCTTCTTTACTACCACCCCATTCAGGTAGATCTACATACCATCTATATTTAGGAAATACAAAGTAATTCTCTTTAGCTAATTCTTTATAAAATTTAAAATCTCTCATACTTTTGGTTTTCTTACTAATGAAAAACTACCATCAGGTTTTCTATCTCCTACTAGATAATCAGGTGTTATATCAATAGTACTAATAAAATAATCATATATATTGATTTTTTGTCCTTCTTTTCCTTTATTTATTTTTTCAGATGAATCTTCTCCTTCTATTTTTATGGCTTTAGGTTTATACTCTTTAATAAATTGATTTATAGATTTCCCTATGGTTGATAATAAAACCGTGTATTGTTTTAATGAGTAATTTATGCCAGGAGATTTTCCACTATGTCCATTAACTGTAAAATCAAGTAGATAAACTTGATTATTATATTTATGAAAATATATTTTTATTTTATTTCCTTGTGGATCTAAAAAAGTATCTGTATAAATACTATCAAGATCCTCATTAAATTTAAAATCAGTTTTAAACGGAGATGAGTCAAATATTTCAGTTAACTCTGGATTTTGAGTTAGTATTTCTTTGATGATTCGTTTTATTTTATTTTTATATACTTCTAATGTTATTCCCATATTATATGTTTTTATATTCCCATATAAAATTAAGAGCAATATATTTTCCTATTTTTAATTTATCTCTTCTTCTAGGTAAATTTCTTTCATTCTGTAGACAGCAAGCATTTATAGCCATATAGCTTAAATTTAATTCAATAGCCGCTTTTTTTCCAGTACTCCATTCTTTAATAATATTTCCTTTTAAGTCTTTTTGAAGAACAGGCCTTCCAAAAGATTTAGATACTGATTCAGAAAGATTTTTTCTCCATTCTTTATTTTTTTTATGACCTGAAGATGAAATTCTCATTTTTTCTTTAGTTTCATCTGAAATTATTTTTCCTTTCCTAGATTGAGACATTTTTTCTTTAGTTTCATCACTATGTTTATTTCCTAAGTTTGGTTTTTTTGTTTTCATCAACAATGAATGTTCCTTCTTTAATCGTTCATATGTTCTATTACTAATTTTGTAATTTGTTTCTTTATTTTTTTGTTTCCCTATGTTCATTAAATATAAAGCATATTTTAATTTTTCATTAGAGGTATAAATTTCACATAATAACATATGGCATAAGAAATGTTCTCTTGCTGTTAGTTCTACTAAATTTTCTTTATCATTTAAACCACCCATACATTTAGGAATGATATGATGTTTTTCTTTATACCCATCTAATTGTCTAGACTTGGCTCGTTCTATTATTTGGTTGTATATTTTTTGATAATTCATATTTTATTATAAATATATCAAATTAGATCAAGAAACATATTTTACATTTTTTTAGACAAAAGAATAGATATAATGCGACTAATCAAGGCACAAAAACAAATTTCTTGATCTATTCTAACAATTGAATGATATTTATATTCTTCAATTAATATAATTACTTCTCCAACAGCATCCTTAGCATATTGGTCTATATTGTCGTATAAGAACCTATAAAGGTCGGTATAGTCGCTTAAATCAGCATCTGCTATGATTTGTCGTATTATGTTGAATGAGTTGGATTTCGGTTTTTTAAGCGCTTCTAGTATTTGGCTCTTGTAATCATCTGATATGGTTATAGAACTGTCTAACTTAATTTCATTATTAACAGTGTACTTTTGACACGCATTAATGATGCGTCGGAAATCGGGGTAAAATTTCTTAATTATGTTCACAACGTCTTCAGGGGTGTGTTTAATGTTTTCAATATTTAATATGTTGTCTATATGTTTGGCTATAACTTTTTTAGACGGTGGTTCTAAATCAAATTCTTGACATCGGCTACGAAGTGGTTCAATTAAACGTTCTGGATAATTACCAGTTAGGATGAAACGAGTGTTTAGACTATATGTTTCCATCATGTTAAGTAACATTACCTGTGATGCTTGTAATATATGAGTTGCCTCATCTAGTACTACTATCTTAAGTGGTTTGAATGAACCGGCTGATGCAAACGAACCAACCTTATCCCTCATAACCTCCATACTTCGTTCATCAACAGCATTGATAAATAACGCATCACAATTAATATTATTCATTAATATTTTTGCTAACGTTGATTTACCTGAACCAGGGCGCCCAGCAAGTAACATATGGGGTATGTCTTGATTATCTATAAATTCTTGGAATTTGGCTCTGTTTTCATCTGAACAAATATAACCTTCTAAAGTATCAGGTCTATATTTTTCATTTAATATTGTGTGTTGTTTCATAACTTTTATTTTTAATAATCTCCATATATGTTAAATTTCTTAGGTGGTGGCTCTTTAATGTCTTCATCTATAACATAAAGTTTACCACCAAATGGATCTAACATAAATTTAACATGTTTTTGCACTATATTGAAATAGGCATCTAGTGTTAAAGTGAGGGAAGAATAAATCTTCCCATCACCTAACAACATCCATGTATCTCCTTTACCAACTTGACGTTCAGCTATTTGAATGTATTTTTCTTGCATAATCTAAATTTAGTACATCCCTTCCATACCTCCAAATCCTTCGTTAGATTTCTTTTCTTCAGGTTTATCTACAACAGTACATTCTGTTAATAATACTGTTCCAGCAACTGAAGCGGCGTTCTCAAGTGCACAACGAGTTACTTTAGATGGATCTATAATACCTGATTTTTTCATATTGTCGTAGCATTCTTGTTTTATATTCCATCCATTCCATTTGCTATCACTAGCTACATCATTTAGTATTTTATAGATATGTTCTTGTTCATATCCAGCGTTGATTAAGATTTTCTTAAATGGTGCGGCGCATGCTTCCCAAACAATCTTGGCTCCAATGTTTTCTCTGGAATTAATACCATTACGAGCGTGTAATAAAGCAATACCACCTCCAGGTACAATACCTTCTTCAATAGCGGCTTTGGTAGCGTGTAACGCATCATCTACACGATCTTTCTTTTCTTTCATCTCGGTTTCAGTATTTCCACCTACATGAATGATCGCTACACCACCAATAAACTTGGCTAAACGTTCTTGGAGTTTTTCTTGTTCAAACGGACTTCTTGAGTTTTCAATTTGGTTCTGTAGTTCTTCAATACGTTGATTAATAGCAGTTTCATCACCTTTACCATCTACAATTGTGGTGTGGTCTTTATCTATAGTTACAACTCGTGCTTTACCAAACCAGTCTGTATTAAACTTATCCAGCTTCATTCCTTTCTCACTACTTACAACTTGTCCACCTGTTAACGTGGCAATATCTTCAAGAATAAGTTTACGACGGTCACCAAAATCAGGTGCTTTAACAGCGCATACTTTTAAGATGCCTCTTGCCTTATTAACAATAAGCGTGGCGAGAGCTTCACCATCAATATCTTCAGCGATAACAAGTAAGGACTTATTTTGAGCGGACACGTTCTCTAGAATAGGTAAGAGTTCTTTTACCTGAGTTATTTTCTTATCTAAGATAAGAATTAAAGTGTCATTTAACGTACATGTCATCATGTTATTATCAGTAACAAAATAAGGCGACTTATATCCTCTTTCAAATTGCATACCTTCTACTGTCTCAAGATATGTTTCACCTGATTTACTTTCCTCAATATGTACTACACCTTCACGACCTACTTTTTGCATCGCCGTAGCAATCAATTCACCTACTTCAACATCGTTGTTGGCTGAGATAGAAGCAATTTGTTTAAGTTGTTCCTCAGATGAAATATTTTCTTTAAGTTCAGTCCTAATAAACTCAATCACTTCTTTAACAGCGGTATCAATACCACGCTTAACTTCTACAGCGTTAACTCCGTTGTTTAGATGATTTAAACCTTGTTTAATCATTTCAGCTGCTAATAATGTAGATGTAGTTGTACCATCACCAGCTATGTCAGCTGTTTTGATAGCAGCTTGTTTTACCATCTGTACTCCTAATTCCTCAATTGGATCTTCAAGTGATATAATTGTTTTTGCTACTGAGACTCCATCCTTCGTAGATAAAACGTTTCCATCTTTCATAAAGATTACATTTCGGCCATTAGGTCCTAATGTAGTTGTAACAGCATTTGATAAAGTTTCAATGCCTTTCATTAATTTTTTTCTAGCTTCAGGACCAAATTCGATAATTTGTTTTGACATAAATTTTATTTATTTTAGTAATTAATTTTCTTTATATTTCCATATATAACCACCGGCTGTTTTTTGTTTCCCATAACAACATGATCTTATATCTCCTTTATGGGATTGCTGGATTTCTTTGAGAGAAATCCATTCTTTAATAAAATTGCCTTTTAAATCATATTGAAGTATTACTTTATATGGTCTCCAGTTTCTTTGATTTTTCTTTGATTTTTTTATATTTTCAATATGTTCTTTAGTTTTAGAACGCCCTTTTAATTTATTAGATACTTCAGGATTAGGATGAGAATTTTTTTCTCCTATAAGGCGTTTAGATTCTTCAGTATGTTTAGGTTTTCCTGTCATTTTTTCTCTTTTCTTTATAGTAGAAATTAAAGATTGTTTTTTTCCTAAATGTGATTGTCTTAATTTTTCTCTTTGTTGTTCATTAACAGTTGTCCATCCTCTGCTTCTATTAGTTTTATTATAATATAAAGGATTATTAGCTACATCAAATTTTTTTAACCAATATTCTTCACGTTTATCTAATAAAGAAATATCATCAACATATTCTAATATTTCTTCAACTAAATCATTACCACATTTAACATATTTTTTAAAATCAATCAAATAATCCGTACCTGATCCCTTATATTTAGTATTACTTCCTTTATGTTTACCTATATAGTACCTACCAGTAGTAACTATTTGTCTTCTATAAATGTGAGGTTTTTGAAAATTCATAATATATGTTTATTATAAATATCCTATCTTTCCATTTCTGACCAAAGATGGTTTTTTATTCTATAACTTTACTCATATTCTGATTTTTAATTTTCAATAATAGCTAATACTGTGTTCTCAGCACAAACATAATACTCTACCCCGTCATGTTCTACCTTAACAGGACCCATTTGAGGTAAAATAACTTTTTGACCTACTTTGAGCTGTGTGGGTAAGAATTCTCCAGTGAGTGAGTGTTGGCCTGGACCTACTGATACAATTGTGCCGCTAAGATTGCGTTCTTTTCCTAAGTCTGGAACGATGATGTTCCCGTACGTTGTTTCTTCTTCATCGAACGGTTTTACGATGATGGCGTTAAATGTTGCTTGTAACATAATTTTAATAACTTTGTTTTATATAAATATATTGTTTAAATTTCTTTTGCAACTAAATAGTAAACACTTGTTAGTGTTTTGTTTTCATTCGCAAACTCTAACTTCATAATACCATCTAAATTAATAGACATAGATCCTTCATGCATGTCTTTATTAGCGGCCATAATTTCCTTAATCATGTCAGAATTATATTGTACTTTAAAATTATCAGGTACATTTACTGTTTCTACATTGGATAGATAGAATGAGACTTTATTAGCGTATTCTACATTACCACCAAACTCCATTTCAATAATATACTCACCATCGTCATTGGCAGATGGTTTTATAACTACAACCTCACTTTCAGCAACGGCCGACTTAGCTTTAACTATAGATGTGATGTCCTCACTATCAATAGATGCTTTTATATTAAAGTTAATATCACCTATTATATCACCTGGTTTAGGTATAATCATTAGGTCGGCTAATGAGTAGTTTACTGTGAAACTCTTATCCGCAATAATAAGTTTGTATGGTAAGTTTTTCTGCTTAACATATTTTAAGTCTAAAACACCATTAGTGATGTGTATTAGTTTATTTAGCTGTGTTGTGTTACTTATCCCTATTTTAGAGTTCTCTAACGGCACATCATGGAATGTAATACTACCCAACATTTCCTTTGATGGAGCAGTAAACTTAACAGTTAGTATATTGTCTTTAATCTCCCATATAACAGCCTCATTCATGGCGTTTAGGTAGTATTTAGATATAGCAGATGTAAGATGTAGTTTTTGTATCATATAATTTTAATATAAGAAATGTATTTAATATAACCAAACTTGTTTTAACTAAATGTAAAGAATTTATTAACGTTGTTGTTGAATATAACAGCACCCCATTTTAAGTCCTGGTATAGATTTTCTAGTTTATTTTTCATGACAGACTCAAACATTTGGTTCTTGTCTATATACTTTTCAACAAACTCTAAAATCTCAGGTGAGTCATTGTATCCGTTTAAACCTAATACGTCTACATGGTATGGATTTTCTTTTAAGTAGGCTAAGTACATTTTATCACCAACTTGGAATGTTTCATACTGTTTAGTTTGTTTTTTAAACCGTATCAGGTCATTTGTGTATATGGCTCCTTTAGTGTTAGTGGGGCATTTTAGAGCCAACTTAGAGAATATTTCTCCAGCGGCAGGTTTTTTAGCGATATACTCATCTAGTTTCTTTAGACCAGTTGGTTTAAGTAATTTTCTCCAGTCTATAGTATCAAGTGATTTTCTAAAGTCAAGTATGTACTTGTCAATTTCTTGTTTGGAAGTATCAAACAATATTTTCTTGATTAATTCCTCACCAAAATCTCTAAACAATGGAGGAAAGTTAGATTTCATAATATCTAGACCCTTCATATCCAAAGCATCTTTATGGTCTGGAGGAATAGGAACACCTTCCTTATTCACAATCCACATGGCGTATCTACGTTTACCTGACCAATATGCTTTCTTTACAATCACCTCTTGTTTTAGTTCGAAGTAATGTTTACGCTGGATATTAAATACTTTTCTAGATATGTTATCTAGGTTTTGGTTAGCGTCAGTAATAAGTTCTTGAGATAACTCAATTAGTTTACTAATTTTTTCTCCCTCATCTGTAATGTCAGGGTATTTCAGATTGAGTAAGTCTTTTAATTCAACATAAGCGGAGTCAGTATCTGATGCTATCACAAATTCTTTCCTACCATTGTTTACAAGATTTTCTAATTTACCATTTATGAATAAAATACTTTCTTTAGTTAATCTTTGTCCGCTGTTGGTAATAGATGCTGAGCATATTTTATACCCGTCTGTATATCTCCAACCATTAATAGCGTACGTACCATATAAAGCGTTTTGTAAGATCTTAAATGCAAGTTGGTATAGGTCGTATAATTTATAGTTTTCCCAATCTTCTTGTTTACCAGCCTTTTTCTTAAGTTCACGGTAATGTTCTCTTTGTTTAAACCAATCTTCTAGCACCTCACATGAAATACTCTTAATATCATTTCTATAAAATGCTCCACTAGCAGAAATAGACCAATTATTCTCTTCTATAAGCTCTATTAAATCCTTAACTCTAATCTTTCCTTTCTTTAAGTTATATGTCTTAGTATTTAACTTTTCTATATCTAACTGATCTTCAGGATTAAGTTGTTTAAGTTGTTCTAGTGAGTTGTATTGCTCGTAGTTATTTTTAGTCACAATACGACCAACAAGTGTCTCAACTCCTAAATTAAGAGACTTAATAATGCTTGGATATAGACTTGTAAAGTCAGCATCACTAACATATGAGTACAAACCTGGAGTTGGTTCTAGAAGATATCCACCTGCATACGAGTCTTTCTTTCTAACAGTTTTTAAACTACGTTCTTTAAGAATATTAGACTTGGTTCTAATCTGACATTTACCACCACGCTCATCTATATAAGTGATAGTACCTTCAATTGTTGGTGTACCACGTTGGTGTTGTATCTCGTCTCCAATGTTTAGTTCCTTAATAGACTTATTGGTGGTAGTTGGTTTATTAGGTGATACTATACCTTTACGTTTGAGGTAAGTTAATATCGCACCTTCATTTAGTACAGTGTTATAGTAAATTGAGTCATATGGAACATGACATAAATGACATATAAGAATAGTCAGTTTAATGAACTGGAGTTTGTTCTCTAATGCCTCAATAATCTCAACGTCACGTAAGTTGTACTCGATAAACTTGTCTGGGTCATCTCTAAATAACCTATCTAACGAACCGTTGTATTCTATCTTACCTAACTTAGCATACTTTGTACCTATGTCTCCTAATTTGTAAGATGGTTCTTCTTTCATAATATACTTCTTAACCAAAAGCATATAATCCAAACTATTGACACCACCTATAGTAATTGGAGAATGTGGGTTGTATATGTTGTCATTTATTTTTTTAATTGGAGACAAGAACAACACTAATTCTTCACCTAGTATTTTTCTCATCCTAAAGTATATGTACGGGATATCAAAGAAATCACTGTTATATCCTACAACAACAGTTGGGTCTAATTCAATCCATAAATCTAAGAATTTACTGAGTAATTCTTGTTCCGTAAAGCATGGTATAATTTTTTTATTGTCCTTATCTACGGGTTCTATGGATTGTTTATCGTCAAGTATATAACAGTATTTCTTACTTGTATTAACATCAATTAATGCTATTGATGTTATTTTAGCATTAGCATCTCGTATTGACTGAGGAGTGAGTGTACCTAAAATCTCAATCTCAATATCCAGGTAAATTGTATTATGGGATGTAGGAGCTGAATCGTCCTTGTAATACAGATCTCGTAAAACACCTAATTCCTTTTGTATATCTTTTTCTAGTATGGTTGGGTCATTCCAATCAAATTTTCCACGAATAGGAGAACAGTAATCACCAAACAGTGTTACATGTTCTCCATCAGGGTCTAATTTATATACAGTAGGGTAGTATTTAAAGGACGACCAACCACCTTTATCGTCCCTTAAATAACATGTCCCTTTATCCTCACCATTGTAAGAATAGTAAATACTTTGATACATAACCTTTGTTTGTTTTTATTTTCCACTTGAACCAAATCCACCATCACCACGAAGCTGCGTTTGTTTTAAATTCTCAAACGCTTCATCATCTAGTTCAACGATTTCATATTTTGGTTTTTCAATAACCGCTATTTGAGCGTAGCGTTCGCCTTCTTCAATAGTGACATCAAGTTTACCTACATTGTAAATTTTAATTCCTAAATCACCTGTATATCCAGCATCTACTGTACCATAATGTGGGATAAGATTATACTTAAATCCTTTACTAGAACGTAATTGAATTTGCATCCAATAATTCTGGTTGTCAGGTATAGTAAGATTTAATCCATTAGGTACTACAGCCGAGCCTCCTGCTGGAATAACTGTAGTTTTAGTACATGTAATATCAAAACATGCTGATGTAGAATTGTATTCTACTTTAGGTATGACTGCTTTAGGGTCTGTTTTGTGTGCATAAATTGTAACCATATTAGAGTCGGTTGATATATTCAATTAGTTTAGTTTTAATAATACTTTGTTCATCTTCAGTAAGACCAAGTCGATTTTGGACAACGGTATGCATACCATAATACGATTCTCTGTGTAAGAGTTCTTGTAGTGAACGAATAACGTTAAGGATAACTTCGGGATGGACCTGTGATGGTATTGCAGGTACAGTTTCTTGTGTTTTTCTCATAATTTATATTTTTTAATTTATTTTAATTAAATTTAAATCCAGTTAATTTTTTTATATTATCTAATGTTGTCTCAAACTTATTTATATCTTTTTCAGACGAATTTTTATTATAAAATAAATAACATTTATATTGTTTATCTTTTACTATATAAATAACTTTCCAACATTTTTCAGGCACTGAAATATTATCGGGTCCTATTTTTTTTACTGAGCCTAAATTTCCAGCCCACACATGAATACTATCTTTAATTAGTGATATTTTTCTAGTTTCTACTTCAAGATTTTTCCATAAACCAGCATTTAAATTATGTAATTGAGGAGACATATTACTATAATAAAAACACTCATCTAATACTTGTTGTGGTAAGCAGGTATTACTAGCTGCAGGACACATATGTCCTCTATCATATCCCGATTTAGCATAGTCTTGTTCTAAATTAGTTTCTTTTATACATTTTGGATCAGCTTTAAATTTATTTTTTCGTGGTAGTGGATTTGAACAATTATTTTTTTCTTTTGTTTCCCACCATTCTACTTTTAATGGATATTTAAAGGATTTACTAAATGTTGTAATATAGTTAGTATGACTAATATTGATAGTATCTTGTGATTTTGAGATAAATGGTATTAGTAGTACCATTATAATTAATATTTTTTTCATTTTATATTTTTTTAAAGTTCTTCTAAAATTCCTAATATTTCAGCTAGGATTAATAATACACCTGCTGATTGTACATATAATCCTCTACCGAGGAATAAAGATATGCCTGCTCCTATTCTTACGGCTGATTTTAAGATACTAATCCTAAAATGCCAATTTGTTTTACTTTCTTTTTCCTGCATATTAATTCATTTTAGTACCATTAATTTCAATAGCGTGTAAGAATTCTTCACGGATTAAATTATCTTTCTCCATAAACACGCCTGAAAATTTGTTAGTAGTCATTACTGATGGATGTTTAATTCCACGATGACTGCAACAAGTATGTTTACATGCGATACTCACAGCTACTGACTCACACTTCATTTTATCTGCTATGTAGTCGTGAATTTGTTGTGTAAGTGATTCTTGCATTTGTGGACGACGAGCAAACCATTCTACAATACGATTAAGTTTACTTAATCCAATTACATTTTCACCTGGTACGTATGCTACAGTAGCATAACCAGTGAATGCTAAATTATGATGAGCACACATACTAACAATAGGGATACCAGATTGAATAACTAACCCACTGTATCCTTCATCATTAGGGAATACAGTAATGTTAGGTTCATCTGAAATTGATCCTACAATTAGATCTTTTAGCCAAGCCTTTGCGACACGTCGAGGTGTATCTTCTGTTTGTCGGTCTGCGGTGTAATCGAACCCTACTGCTTGAAGAAACTTACCGTAATAGAATGCGGCATGATCAATCATCTCATTTACTTCAATCTCAGTGCGAGGTAGATTACCGTTTGATTTTTTTAATAACTCCATGTTTTTATAACGTTTATTTTAATGTAATATTCTTATACTTTATAGCCAAACCTATTTTAATAGTTTTTTTATTTGGCGAGCACCAGAATATTCTTTATATCCTGTTTCTGATATAACTATTAGTGTGGGTAAGTAATCCACCTCAAATAAGTCTTCTAATTCCTTAGAATAAGCATCATCTGAGTCCATATCGTAGAATTCATAATCTGGTTTAAGATGTCTTATTTGTTCTATTATAGGACGCATCTCGGCACATGCAGGACACCAAGATGCGTTAAAAAATAAGAGTGACTTCTTCTTACGTTTTATAGATTCTTTGAGTAGTTGTTTATTCATACCCATAAATATGTTTACTAGAAAGTAAGTGATGTAATGCACTTAATTACCAAATCTTCTGCTTCATATCCAGCTAAGTCTTTATCGCGAGCTACTTCAAATTCTACTGAAGCGCCTGCTTTAGTTTGAATCCACATTTCTTTAAGAAATTCGGTATTAGTAATTTCATTGTCTTCATTGCGTGTTATTTTAAACACAGCTACTTTTGTTTGTTGTAGTTTGATCATGTTATTTAAATTTAATGTTATTGTCGCGTTTGATATAACTGTTCCTGTTGATGGAACTGTAAAGGGTGAGTAAGGGGAGTTAGGTGTTACCCAGTCTGTTACGGTGTTGTTTGATAGGTATGCTCCCGTAGTACTAATAGTACTAATACCAATTCCGTTTGTTAAGTTTAGTGTATTCATATTTTATGATTTTAATGTTTATAATAATCTGCCTTCTCCACTTTCATACCAAGCGTTAACGCTTCCATGTTTTAAGATTTGTTGGTTTGTTTCATTTTCAACTTTTCTATAAACTTCTCTCCATTTACTTTTAGTTTGCTCTGTAGCATGTTCTTCATATGTACCTGAGAAAAGTGCTAGATCATCTATTTCTTTATCTGTTAAATGGTAAGGATCTCTAGGTTCAAATTGATGTTTCATTCGTTAGGTATTTCAATGATTTTATCTTCGGTTTCAGTTATCCTCTGTTGGACAAAGTTTTCCATATCAGCCATTGCCTCTAGAAGTTTTTCTCTCTTTAAATGGAATTCTTCATCTTCTATTTCGGAGAAGTCTGAGTAATATCTAAAACAATATTCTATGTCTTCTTCTCTCATTCGATACTGAACATCTTCCCATTTGTCTAGTTCGTCTTTTAATTGGTCTAGTGTCATATTTTTATTTTATTTTTAATTCACCGTTTTTGAACTTAACCCAATCATCAAATGATAGTTTAGACATTTGTTTAAAAATTGGAAGTTCGTTTATTACTAGTTCACTTTTTTTAACATACTCATTCATACTCTCTATAAACTCAGAATATTCTTCTTCGGTTAATTCTTTATTTATTACAGCATACTGGTCTTCATCTAAAGTAAAATTAACCTCCATGTCCAAAGAATCTGGATACATTAAGTCTGCTTCAATGATGAAATCATTATGTAGAGCTGTCTTTTTTCTCGATAGCCTTAATAATTCGTTAGCCTTGGCAAAATCACCATTTAATGCTGCTTTATCAGCCAATTGTATGGTATGTGGGTCTAGATAAATAATTATCCAACGGCCTGATTCTTTTTTAAGTTTTCCTTTCATAATCTATTTGTGATTGTATAAAGCTTGAATAAGTAATCCATAAAAAACTGTACCAACAGGTAGTAATACTGAGTAGTAGACAATGATGAATGGGTCTTTCTTACATGCTTCAGTTATCATTTTAAACGTAGTTCCAGACATAACCATCATATAGTAAAGTTGGATCATAAGTATTAAGGCACCTATAAATAAAAATAATAAAGTCATTTGTGTTTAAGTGATTTAAGAAATTGTTGAAAGGTTACTGTATCGTTTATTGTATCATCTATTGAACCACCCTCAAGAAACGCTGTATTCCAGCAATCTCTTAAATCCTCTTCCGTATATAGAGTTTCCCTAGCTTTGTTGTAACCACGTTTAAAAGTGCTTTGATAACTTAAAGATGCAAGACTAGAATCATTACCATATATTTCTTTCGCATCCTCCTTAGCTAACTCATCAAGTTCTTTTTCTCTCTTACTATTCATCCATTCAGTTAATGATTCAGTTGTTTCTTTTGCTAGTTGTGTGTCAAGTTTCTCTTCTAGTTCGTCTAAGTTTAATCGGTTTGATCTAACTAATTTAGCATACTCACACCCATTATAATCTTCTATTTCAAAATAAACTTCTCCATCAATCGCATCATCATCTAGAAAGTAATATTTTACATATTCTGGATGTATTTCAATTAAATTTGGAGCACCAAGTTTGGTGGTGTATTCTACAAACCAGCTGTTTTTTCGTTTGAGTAGTATTCCTTTCATAACTTAAACTCCCGTTTTCTTATTCCAAATTGTGACATGAAGTCTATCTGTAAATCTAACTCCTTTTTTAATGGCCAAGTCAGCTGTTAGTTCTCTTGTTTTAGATAATTCCTCTTGAGTTTGACCTTCAGGCATTAGCACTATTTTATCTAATGTAATGAAATTAGTATTAATAAATGTTTCTTGTATCTCATCCCAATCTGATTCACTAGATATTACAAACTTAAATACAGAATTAGGTAATGAACCGTTGGATCATAAGTATTAAGGCACCTATAAATAAAAATAATAAAGTCATTTGTGTTTAAGTGATTTAAGAAATTGTTCAAAAGTTATTGTATCATTTATTGTATCGTCTATTGAGACACCCTCAAAAAACGCTGTATTCCAACAATCTCTTAGATCTTCTTCTGTGAATAGAGTTTCTTTAGCTTTGTTGTAACCTCGTTTAAAAGTGCTTTGATAACTTAAAGATGCAAGACTAAAATCATTACCATATATTTCTTTTGCATCCTCCTTAGCTAACTCATCAAGTTCTTTTTCTCTCTTACTACTCATCCACTCAGTCAATGATTCAGTTGTTTCTTTTGCTAATGCTTTATCTAAGTTAGTTTCTAGTTCATCTAAGTCTAAACCCTTTCTTATTTCATCTATTTCTTGTTCAAATTGTTCTGGTGTGATTGAAGTTAAATGTTTTCTTAACCTGTCAAGCATAGGTGTCTGTGTATGTGGTCTAATTAGTTTAGCATACTCTCGCCCATTATAACATTCTGTTTCAAAATAAACTTCTCCATCAATCGCATCATCATCTAGAAAGTAATATTTTACATATTCTGGATGCATTTCGATTAGATTTGGAGCACCTAGTTTAGTGGTGTATTCTACAAACCAGCTGTTTTTTCGTTTGAGTAGTACTCCTTTCATGTTTTGTTTAATGTTTTATTTAAGATATCCTCAATATCCTTATCATCATATTTAAATATAAGTAATCTTATTTGATTTTCCAAACAATATCTTTCCTTTATTTTATCACGCTCTTGAAGATAAGAAAATCCTTCTTGACCTCCAAAGAACTTAATAGGTTTATAATGTTGCAAACCGTTAAACTCTATCATAATATTATAATCAGGAAGATAAAAATCATAATAATGGTTTGAATTATCTATTTTTACTTTATACTGGAATTGGTATTTTATTCCTTTACTATTTAGCCATATGCCTATACCCTCTTCTCCTTTAGAAACATTACATTCAGGACAATTACTCTTAGCATGAATATGTATTGTAGGTTTTTGATAGAATGAACCATGTTTAGGACATATTATTTCAACTTCATTATATAAAGTTACATAATTCACTTTAGAGTAATCATATTTTTTACCATGTATTTTTTTAGCTCGTTCTATAAATTGCTTTTTAGTTACTTGCTTTGGGTTACATTTTTTAGGTCTACATTTAAGACATCCATATCCGCAATAAAAAGATCTTGGATCTTTAGTCTCAACATTTCCACAATCTTTACAAATTAAAGTGACATCTTTATGAGCACCTTGATAATCTAATTTAGAATAATCAAATTTATCATTTCCAAATATTTTTTCAATTCGTTCTATAAATTTATCATTTCCTATTAAACGAGTTTTAACAATATTGTTAACTCTTTCTCTGCTACATTTTGGACATCCTTGTTTTTGCCTACCGTGGCATGCTGGTTGCTGCTCAAATACACCATGGTGTCTACATATAATTTTTACTTTTTTAGAATCCCCTTGATAATTTACTAAAGAATAATCATATGTAGATCCATGTATATTTTTAAATCGCTCTATTACTTCTTGTGTTGTTAATTTCTTCCCCATGCATTATACGTTATACATATAAATATATGGGATTAAAAACTTTTCACTATTTATTCAACACTTGGTTCCAAGCTGCAATATGTAATCTTGTAAGACCTCTAAATTTATATTTCTTAGCCATCTCAAGTACAAACTGAGTACGCTCTTCAAAATTAGCTACATCATCTAGTCCTGGCATGCAAACTACATTTTTAAGAGGGATATTGAATGGAACTACAAAATCACGGAATAATTCTTGTACATCATCTTCTGTACTGATCACAAACTTAAACTGATAGTTGTTATGCTCCATTATACGTTTGATAGCATCTGGTACTATACGTTGTTTCTCAGTCATACCTGAGTTAGATAACTTAGGTGAGCAGTTGATTTGAGATAATCGAACAAATAAACTACTATCAATATAGATAGTACCGTTGGTTTCTATTTCAGAATATAATGTTTCGGGAGATGAATCTTGTTGGAAGTAATATTTAATAAAATTAACAATCGCTTCCTGATGTCCTTTAATTGTAGGTTCACCACCAGTCCAAATGATGTGAATTGTACCATTTAAAATATCTTCATAGATATCTTGTTCTTTCCATCTATCAATCAGATATTGAAATTCTTTATCTTCACCTCTCCATAGCCATTGACTTGTACTATCACAAGTCCAAGTTGCTTTACCTTCAGCGTGAAGATCACCGACGAATATTTCTCCGTCTTCTAATTTTTGTTCTTTAGCTAACTGATTAGTAAACTTACGAGACATACCGCAAGTTAAATTACAGATACCTAAACGAACAAAATAAGATGGTACGCCTGTACTAATTCCTTCTCCTTGCACACTATAAAAGTCTGAGGAGATTAATAATTTATTTGGGTCTATTTTACTCATGTTATTGACGTTGTCTAGCTTTAAAATTA